CCATCTTAAAGACACCACCCGGAAATGAGACTGATTTAGTATCATTGGAAATGGTATACGATATAGTCATGGAAGGTACAGGGTTCAGGTTTAAAATTTCACCCTCATACGTTTCTCCAGGAAGAACCAATGGTGTACCCGAAACCCCAAACGCGTCACTTAGAAGTGTGATTTGATAATTCGACCCCGAAGTATTTTTAAAAAACAAACGACCACTGGTAAACGTCACCTGTAAACTCCCCCCGAAAGCGATGTTTAGGTCGGACGCTAACGTGGTACCACTGCTATAATATCCACCATTGAAACTCAGAGAAGGTACCTCGGGTATCGTATTTGTAAATTGTTGACCAGTCAGTGTACCCCCTGGAGCAATCGTCGTAGGTCCAGTCGGAAGACCGATACTGTTCGTTGTGAATGTAATCGCGTACGTGTACACACTGGTATTCGTTATCTGAAGGGTGTCATCGATGTATTCAACATCCAAGTCACCACCTAGACGATAGGATAACATATCAGCAAATTGTGACCGATTCGTTGAGTTTGTCGCTTGGGTAGTCACTTGACGCGTGATATCCACATACTCTAAGTCAAAATTCACACTCGATATAGTTCCCAAAATCACACTCTCCGCGGTGTACGTACCACCCGGAATAATTTCTATGGACTGTGTCGGTATACCAATTTGTGGAGATTCTGTTCCCGTAAAATCGAGATACTTGGTGACACTCGAACTCGTGTTGGTTATTACAAACGATTGACCATTGAATTGTCCTTGTAGATCATTCGTCGTGAAATCGGTATTCACATCGGTGATGGTCGACCCTTGGGCTATCTGCACATCCTCCGCACTTCCCTGGAACGTATTCACACTAAACGTGTTGTTGTGTCCATGAATCAATGTCTGACTATTGGGTATACGAGCGGATAACAACGTAATCTTTTGGATGTCATAGATTTCATTCTTCAAGTCGATGACATAGTCATGTGGGTCTGGGTATTTCGAATAGTCGCGTTCGCTACTATCGATTTCTAAGGTGTGGACCTCCATTAAAATTTAGGTATATAATTTTAATGAGTGTTTCTATTTAATTAATGGACTTGCTGAAGGGGTTGTTCGCAAGTTGGTTTTTCGCTAAATCTAAACGGTTACCCATGACATGGGGATTGGGAGCACCCTTATAGGGGTTAAGCTCAGTATACTTATTGACCTGGTAGTTCTGTGTCCACCCACCGTTCGCGGCACCTGTGCGTCCATCGATCCGAGTCTTATCGTGACGAATCGTCGTCAAGGCACCGTGCTGGTTGACAGGCTTCTCACGGACGTTCATGCGGCCTGGGTTACCCATACGGTTAGGCTTAGCACGACGTTCGTCGGGTCGAATACCGAAGGCGAATTGCTGGTCAACGCTGTAGCCAGCCTGACCGTTGGTTCCTTCAAAACCCATGCGAGCCGCCGGCGAAACCGTGTAGCCACCATAGAAGTTTGTGATACCCGGCGAAGGGTTGTTCACGTGCATAAACTGAGCATCGTGGATGTCCTCCTTGTTACGAGTGGGGTTCTGGGGCAGTGTCTGCCCCGGAATGAAACGACGACCCGGTGTCTTGTCGAGACCATCCGCCCGGTGACCAGTCTGAGAACGATTGGTCGTTCGCATCGCCTTCTGATGCGAAGCCCGAGGGACAACACCACTCATACCCTGGGCACGACCGAGGGTCGGGGGGCGACGCTCGGGAAGGTACGCAGTCTTCTCTGGGTGATTGTAGCTCACCACACCAATCTCTGCACGGCGACCACCCTTCGTGTCGACGGCGGGACCGGAACGACCGGGTAACGTGGTAAGACGATACGCACCTGTGTTAATAGGATTCACTCGGAAAACCTGTTGGTAGCCACCAGCCGACTCGACGTCGGCACCGACACCGAGACCTGGGCCGACCAACTTCTTTTCGACTGGGGAAAGATTGTTCATCCGACCCTGATCATAGAGACGACCACGCATGTCGAGAAGTTCTTGACCACCGGTCCTATTTTGTGGAGCGATAACCGAGAAGGAATCGACTTCGGATTTACGATCAGTGAATGGATCAGAGAATTCGATTTCTTCATATTCGGTATCATATAATTCTGGCTCCTTCTCCACAACCTTTTTGGGTTGCTCTGGAACTTCACTCAGTTTACGACCGGCATAAATGAGACCGGCGACAGCCAATACGGACACGGGGTCTGCCATTCTTACTTGATGATAACATTTTTATTGGGGTAAATATCTCTGGTTAAACATACTGTTCTGGATATAGGCACGCGTACTGAGTGGCTCATAAGTGCGGGTACGAAGAGGCACCTTGCATGCTACATCATTGAGAGGGAAGAACCCACTTTCATGGGGCTTGACGACAACCTTGTTGAAACGAGTCGTCGCTTGGGGACGAAGTTGGTCACTCACTTCGATGTGTTGAGCTGGGGAACCCTTGCCCGCCATATAGGGAGCAGTCCCGAACACCATCGTCGAAGGACGACAGCAGTAATTAAGGGCACTGGGTTGTGGGTACACGAAAACATCATCAGTCGCCTTGTTAGTGGGAACACCACCACCATTGACGATGTTCAGTCCTGGTTGGAGTTGATACGCCATTTATTATTACGTGAGAAAATTAAGCTGAATGACCAGCCCTCAAACCGGAACCCCTGTGCATACCCGTTCGCTTACCACTGGGATCCAGACCCCCGAAAGCTTCGAGCTGAACACCACGGGCATTGGGGCTACAGAAAGTTCCATCCGTCTTGCACATGGGTGCCATTTTCTTACCATAGCACCATTCCGCGAAGCCGGTCTGGTCACCTGCAGCAGTGGTCACGGGATTCGAAACAAACTGCCTGGCCAACGCATTAGCTTGATACTCGGGAAGAGCTGTCCTGGAACGACCCGGGGCGTACTTGGTACGCCTCTCAAGAGAATCACTGATACCGTTTCTAACAGAGGAATGATAACAGGCCGAAGGACGATCTGGGCGATCCACGAAATCCGACAATAACATGTTACCCATGGGATTGTCATCCGTGGGCAACTGACAGTTGGGGTCAGCATCATCGGTGACCGTCGTGGGGCGAGCAGACCCCTCCTTGACCATGTCAGAGTTGTACATGACATACAACACGCCAATCACGGTCGCAGCTAAAACGAAGATCCGAGGATCTCGACGAATCAAATAGATAAAGCACGCAGCGTAGATGATAAAACGTGAAGCAGCGTTCACACGTTCTGCCGCTGTCTGCTTGTTGGTGGGCCAGAACTGCAGAACCTTTTCGCGATTAATGAGTTCTTGTGGGTTGTCAAACCAGACCTTCATTTATATAGGGTGAGTTTATTTTTTCATCATGCTGCTAAACATGCTCATGAGAGCCTTCTCATCAATCTGACCATCGCCGGATTGCATCTTATCGGCACAGTCCTTGGCGACAGACTCGATGACAGACAGCGTCTCTTGGGGGATTGCAGTGATGGTCGTTCCGAGCATGTAAAGCGTTTGAAGGTACTGCCACACGGCACCCTTCGTAGCATCAGACATCTTGTCCTTCCAGTACTCCTCGATGTTGAGATCCTGAAGAAATTCGATACCCTTAATGTCCTCGGTAAAGAACGTCTCATCCTTCTGGGTAATCTTCTGGGCGTACGCACCTACACCACCCATGTAAGCCTCGACACACTTACGGGGGTTCGTAGACTTTAGAAGATCGAAGGATGTCATGAACTTCTTGATGCCCTTCTCGTTGGGGAAGGTCTTATGCAATTCCACAAGAAATTGACCCATCATATCATTGAATGCAGATACGGAAGCCATATTTATAGTAACTTGTGTGGTTTAATCTTTAAGTTTAGAAGGGTTCACTCGATATGACTTCCCTCTGTGCTAAACCATTCGCGACGATAAAGTACACGAGGATAGCGTTAAGTACAGCGGGCTTGACATAGCTGCTATTGGGGAGTTTTCCTTCGTTGTTAATACGAGATCTGGCGTGAATGTAGCCAGCCGTGATCATCGCCGCGATGAGACCGGCCCACATTGGGTCGCGGAGATAGTCTGAGAGTTCCATTTAATTATACCCAACTTTTTTTGTTCTCTCATCGGCAGCATCATTGAAGAAGACGTCATCTTCGCCTGCTGGTTCCGGTTCAGGGTCTGGAGACTGGACACTGTGAATTGTCTTGAATTCATTGGCAAGACCACTGGGTTCCGTCGTCGGATCCAAGGGTGGGGGTGCCTCTGGTTCGGTCTCGACAATGGGCTCTGGCTCCGGTTCCGGAACGGGCTCTGGCTCCATCGGGGGTTCATCATACACATCGGGGTCTTCGGTGTCAGCAAGCTGTTCGTCGTCGTCGATGCTGATGTTGCGGTCAGTCTGAGACATGTACGTCTGGAGAATCTGTTGAACTGGAATCAACTCCTTGACAGTGTTTTCGATGCAGATAGAGATCCGAATGTATAGTTTCTCGTCACGAATATGTTCAGACTGCTCTTCATGATAGATGTAGGGGTCCCTGTACAACTCCTTGGCGACGTTGTCGTAGCACGTCTGAATGAAGACCTCGTTAGTGGGAACCTTCAAGGAAATCTTCTTATTCTCTGCCCTGAGACGTACAGATGAGAGGATCTTGACACAGCTGACGAATACCGCAGCCAAGAGATCACCGAACCATGCACAACGGGATGTGATGTTATCACTGTGACGCTTCGACATTGCATTACTCCAGTTTGGAACTTCCTTGAGTAGTTTCTGGAACATGATCAAAACCTTGCGACCCTTGGAGAGCTTGTTAGCCTCTTCATACATTTCAGCAAACACTTCAACGATGGGAGGACACATGACATGAGAAAGCTGTCCAAGGTATTCCTTCTTGGCTTCAACTAGAATTCCAAGTGGTTCAGACATGTTATACTAAAGGAGGATACAAAAATTATTAATACTACTACGCACCATTTCTATATTTATTGGCCATCTTTTTGAGATTGATGAATGAAGGTAAATCACCATCGTCACTTGGAGTCTCTGGTACTTTATCCTTCTGTTGAGAGGACCATGTTACACACAGATCAATTTGGGATAGTACCTGTACCCTGAAACCACCGAGTTCAAGTTGTCTCTTCAGGTATGCACATGCATGAGAACGATCGAAGGTTGGAAACCCAAACACTACAGATGGTACACGAAGAAATACACATTTACCCCCCAGTTCAACGGTGTGGCGTATTTTTCTAGAAAATTGTTCGTAAATTTTCTTGTACAGTTCCTTCTTGTTCTTCTTTCTACTTGATTCAATGTTTACTATTTCAGAAACATTGATCATTATAATTACTGTAATTTAATTTTCGCCTTTTCTAACTCAGCGACGGTCGGGACGACACGCTCTTTTACTAGCTTGTACTGAAAGAATTCTTTAGCCTTCACATCACTTTCTTCGTAGGGGCGAGTGTCGCCGGGGAGTTCGACATCGATGGGTTGCCTGGTAGATCCGATAACCTTGACAATGGGCTCAACGCGTACATCAACCGTGACGCTAAAACCAGACACGAAGTCAACTTTCGAAATCACCATAAACATGCATCGATAAAAGTAGTCATTCGTTTTAGGGTGTTCGAACTTCTTCGCCGCGATCGTTTCGATGATGTAGGTGGGCTTCTTGTACTTCTCAGACACATGCTTGTTTGTCGCCATCACAAGCTTGTTCATCAGGTCGTGTCCAATCTCAGCCTTCTTTTCGACGTACTCGTCAATGTTCATCATCTTCTCGACTTCCTTTTCCCGCTGGGTCTTTTGTGTTCCTGGAAGAAACAGAACAACCAGGGCGATCGCCAGAGCGATGAGAATGTAGACACTGTTCATTATTACTATATGCGTTAATTTTTTTTCAGAAATAAATGAGATATTTATAGTATGTCTCTTCTGGTATATAGTCCAAACTGTCCCCACAGTATTGATATTATCGAGTACGTAAAAAACAATCCTCAACTCAAGCAGTTGATAAAGTTTCACAACATCAACACACATGGTATCCCCTACAACTATAAGTCGAGCATCAATAGGGTGCCGACCATGTTGACGAAGAATGGTAAGCTTCTTGTTGGAAAAGAGATCAAGAACTGGCTGACATCTTTGCTACCCAATAATGATCTTTCACATCACGATTTCGGTGCCTTTGGAACATCAATGTCTTCCATAGACGGCAAGGATTCTGATGACTCGGTGTTCAGTCTCGACAATTATGGTGTTTCTCTTCAACCGGCGATGACCAAGGAACTCGAAGAGCGAATCAATCGCAGTGTGAGTGAAGCATACAATAATATAAAGAGTTAGTTCGCCTCATCTGTAGTCATGAAACTTGTAACGATCCAAGCTTCAGCCATAAAATCGACATTTGAAGTTCTCAAAGACATTCTCAACGACGTGAACATCTATTTCAAGGAAGATGGTGTGTATATCACCAGTCTAGACACTGCACGAGTCGCACTCGTGGATGTCTTTCTCGCAGCTGAAAATTTTGATGAGTATGAATGTACACAACCAATCATTGCAGGAATCAACATCACAAACACCTTCAAACTTCTCAAGACGATCACCAACAATGACGTTCTCAAACTGGGTGTGAGCAGTAAGGAGTTTATGGATATCGAAATTCGTAGCGACGCGAAAAAGACGACGACCCAGTTTCAACTGAAGCTACTCGACATCAACGAAAACCGCATCGAAGTTCCTTCTCAGGATATGACGACAGTGACAACGATGCAGTCTGCTGAATTCCAGCGAATGTGCCGTGACATGTCCAATATCGGTAGTACGATTGAAATTATACGTGATAAAAACATCCTCAAACTGAAGTGTGATGGTGATTTTGCCAACCAAGAGACAGCAATCGAATGTGTCGAAGAAAGTCCATATATTGCAGGATCGTATTC